TATAGACGGTCGTCGCCCCCAGGCCCTCGAGCGCATGGGTCGCCGCCTGGAGCTCGGTGATCGCCAGGGCCGTCGGCCGCATCTCCAGGGTGTCACCGGCGATGAGGCCGGTGTCGGCCGTGCCCTCGATCACGCCGGACACCGTCACCACGGCGCCGGCGACCCCCGTCACCTCGAAGATGCACAGCGACACGCCCGCCCGGACCGCCGTGGCGATCAGGGGGAACGCGGCCCCGAAGACCGAGCCGTCGGCCACGTCGATGGTCGGCGCCCCGGGCGCCCGGGGTGCCGTCACCGTGGTCGCCACGTTGTTCCGCGGGGTGTGGAACGTGGACGTCGACATCGGGCCTAGGTGCCCCTGGCCTTGTGCTTGCGGACCGAGACCGTGGCGCCCGTGGCCGGGTCCGGGTACTCGTCGATGAAGTCGACCCACGCCCTCCGATCCTTGGGGTCGGTGACCCTGGGGACCGCCTCGGCCTCGGCCTCGGGCCTGTCCCTGTCCTTGTCCTTCTCCTTGGGCCTGTCCCCGGGCGCGGGATCGGGCCCCGCCGGGTGGTGCTCGTGCGGCTTCGTCATGGGATTGGTCCCGTGATGGGGAGGTGAGGTCGTGTCATGTCATGTGAGGGGAGGGGGGCCCCCCGGCGGCCGTCGGAGGACCGCCGGGGGGAGGGGAGGGGAGCGGCACCCTCCCCGATCGCGTCATTGGGAGGGATCGGCCAGCATGTAGCCCAGCCGCTTCGACGCCTCGGCCGGGACGAAGACGTCGTGCAGCAGCAGGCCGCGGATCGCGTTGGCGAACGTGTTCTGGAGCCGCAGCGCCTCGATCTCGGTGATCTGGGCCGCGTAGGTGATCCCCTCCGCGTCCCCGTAGGGGATGATCTTGCAGCCGTGCGCGTCCACCGGGACGTGGGGGACGCAGTAGACCATGAACCCGAGGATCTCGCCGCAGAAGCCGGGGGCCTCCTGCGCCGTCCGCTCGACCAGCTCGCCCCCGATCAGGGCGGTCTGGACGACGCGGTCGCCCATGTCGCCGTAGCGCACGAAGTGCGCCGTGTCGTTCACCAGCAGCATCTTGAGGAAGGGGTCCACGACCAGCCACCGCCCGTCCCGGGGGACGTTGAGCTGGTCGAGGCAGAACGACGCCTTGGAGATGCCCTCGTAGATGCCCGTCGAGCCGCTCAGGGTCGACGCCGAATCGCTGGTGAACTTGATCGGGCTGGCGTCGATGACCGTGACCGTCGGGGCGGCGAGGTAGCCGTAGCCGCCGGAGACGATCGTGGCCGCGCCCGTGGACACCGCCCCGGCGGCTACGGTGGCCGTGGCCCTGGCGCCCCAGCCGTAGCCGGAGCCGTCGGCCGCAGGGTTGAACTGGAGGATGACGCCGTAGGTGTTGCTGTAGCCCGACCCGCCCGCCGTGACGCTGACGCCGTTGACGACGCCCGCGGCCGTGATCGTCGCGGTGGCCGTGGCGCCCGTCCCGCCGGCCGGGGTGAGCGCGCTGCCGGCCGCGACGACGTTGTAGCCCGGGGTGCCGACGGCCACGGCGGAGAGCAGCTTCTTCTCCACCACGTTGTTCATCGACACGACGGCACGCTTCATGTACACGTCCATCGCGTTGATGTCCGACTGGGCCTTGTCGATGTCGTCGACCTCGAACGCGAAATACTCGCCGTCGTTGACGGTGAACGTCTCCGCGAACGGGACGAGGTCCTGATAGGTGATGATGGTCCCGCGGGAATAGGGGCCCATCGCGATGTTGCCGGCGGTCCGGATGTGGACCGACTTGTTGAGCCGGAGGTCGCCCTCCCAGTCGCGGTTCACGAGCGGCAGCATGACGTTGATCTGATCGACCTTCGTCACCAGCCGCTCGGACCACGCCTCGCTGTTGAACGCGGACAGGTCGTTGGCCATGGCCAGCGTCGCCCCGTGTCAGGGCCCGGTGTGCCCGTGCGGGCCGCGGCCGGCGCCCTCAAGGCTCGGCCTCAGAACCGGCCGGGGATGCGCTCCTTGGCCGGACGAGACGCCGTGGAAAGGGAATCGCCGCGGTCGGCGCCGATGCCCGGTCTCCCGACCCGGTGCGGCGTCGCGGCCCCATCCGTCCCTCCCGGGGCGTGCGGTGCGGCTCCCGCCGCGGGCTGGGCCGGCTCGGGGTCGAGCAGCCAGGGACGGCCCTTCAGGACCGCCCGGAACGCGGCCGTGATCTCCTCCTCGTCGGGCTCGTCCTCCTCGACCGGATGGGCGGCCAGCTTGATGAGGTCGGCCAGCTTGGTCGGGTCGCCCACCTTGAGTTCGCGGGCGACCTTCTCGAACGACCGGTCATGCTTCATGCCCCGGAGCTTGCCCGCCAGGTCGTCGATCCTGGACTGCCAGTCGCCCGTGGTCGCCTCCGCCTTCACCTTCCAACCGTCCCGGTCGGTGGTCAGCTCGTCGACCTGCTTCCGGAGCCCCTCGACGAGCTCGAGCTGCCGCTTGTTGTCGTGACGCCGGTCGCGCGCCTCGCCGCGCACCTCCTTCAGCTCGGACTCCTTCTCCTCCAGCGCCCTGGAGATCCGGGCGTTCTCCGCCCTCAGCCTCTCGACCTCGGCCCAGGGGTTGACCTCGGCCTGTGATGCGACCTTCTCTTCGCCCATGACGCGCCAATCTCCCCCTCAGGGACGGGCCACAGCGGGGATCATTCCTCGGTGCCCCAGGTGCCGTATCCCGGCGTGGCGGGCAGCAGCAGCGGCGCGGCCGGGATCGGGTACTGCGGGTCGACCGCGACCGTGACGGAGACGGACGGGCTGCCCTCGGGCTCCTCGGGCCCCGTCGGGGGCCGGCCGTCCGCGATCCCCATGTCGCTGGGCCCGGGCTGCGTCCCCTCGGCCCGGCCCATCAGCTCGTCGATCTCCTCGGCCGCCTCGCCCTCCTCGCCCTGCATCGGGGCCAGCCCGGAGACGTCGGCCATCGGGTCGGAGTCGAGCGCCTCCGCGATCTTCTTCCTCCGGCTCACGTTGGCATACGCCCGGATCGCCTCCGACTCGGTCAGGCCCTGGCGCCGCATCAGCAGCTCGATCGGGTCGGTCAGGCCGATCGTCAGCTCGAACTGGTCGGCCTGGTCCCGCGCCTGGCCGGGGAGGTCGATCGCGACCTCCGGCCAGGCGACGCGGAGGGTCGGGTCGAGCGCCACGTCCATCAGCTCGGGCCGCAGGTCCGGGGTCCAGGGGGCCGCGATCCGGCAGGAGAGGGCGCACACGCTGCCCTCGTGGATCTCGAACAGGGGATGCCGGCCCTTGGAGTAGGTGATCAGGTCGGCGTCGTGGGCCACGATCGCGATCCCGGACTGGGCCATCGCCCCCTTGCCGCCGTCCGACTGGACGGTCAGGGTCAGGGGGATGTCCAGCTCGGCCAGCCGGTCGTTCATCGTCGCCCGGATGTACTCCTGGACCGCCCGGATGTCCAGGTTCGACTCCAGGTACCGCGCCTCCGGCACGACCGAACTGTCCTCGGTCGAGTCCCGCCGCACGGTCAGCGGGATGAAGCCGCCGTCCACGTACCGGGGGCGCCACTCGGGGCCGACCCCGCTGACGAAGCCCAGGGGGCGGGCGTAGCAGTGCACCCACAACGCCAGGTTGGACTGGTCGGTGTTCGCGGCCTTGTTGATCTTGGCCAGCAGGTCGCCCAGCCCGTGCGTGACCAGGCTCACCGTCGGCAGCTCGTGCGTGATGAAGACGAACGGGAGGACCCCGTAGGGGTGCGGCCCGGACTGGTCCGCGTAATACCTGGCGACGTTCCAGCCGCCCTGCGTGTAGCCCCAATTCTTGCTCTTGTAGAAGGTATAATAATGCGTCTTCGTAAATAAGCGATACCGGATCTGCTCGCGCCCGGTCCTGGTGATCGTGCAGACCGCGACGGCCTGCCTGGGGTCGTCGACCTCGGTCCAGACGACGAAATCCTGCCGGGGGTACAGGTGGTAGTTGATCGGCCGCCTCGCGTCGCCCGTGGGGTAGATGCCCAGGGCGCAGAGGCCGTGGAGCGTGGCGAGGCGGTCGGCCTGCTGCATCACCCCGTTCAGGTGGATGTCGAGGGCGATCTGGTTGTACCAGGCCGTCACCCTGGGGTGGCGGGCGACCACCCGCGCCCTCGGGCCGGGCTTGTACAGGTGCGACGTCAGCTTGTTGACGGCCTGGCGGGTGATGTAGCTCACCCGCTTGGGCCGGGTCAGCCAGGACAGGGCATCCTCGGCGGGCCGGAACGGGATGAACTTCTCGCTGTCCCCCTTGTACCACTGCCAGAGTTCCTCCGCGTGCACGAGGTCCTTCTCGTACGCGGAGCACCCCGCCTTGACCTCGGCCAGGATGGCGCGGAGGTTGGGGGTCTCGTCCCCGGGGAAGGGATTGACCGGGCTCGGTAGTGGTCCCTGCATCGAGGGCATCGGTTACTCGCCGGGACGTGACCGTCAGAACCTTCCCATCCTGGCCCGGGCCGCCTTGCCCTTGGCGACCGCCTTGGACCCGGACCCCTCCTCGGCCTCCCCCTCGGGGCCTTCGGAGGTCCCGGCCTCCTCCTCCGCCTCCTCGTCGTCGCAGTATTCGGGGTAGCGCTTGCGGACCAGGCCGTTCGTCTCCCTGTGCTCGGACTTGGTCGCATACTTCTTCGACAGCTTGACCGCGTGCTTCGCGATCGCGCGGTGCTGCTCGTCCTTGCTGGAAGGCATCGGGTCCCTCATTTCTTCTTGGACTTCTTGCCCCCGGGCCTGGGCACGCCCGCCGTGCGCATGGCGATGGCGATCGCCTGCTTGCGGGGCCTGCCATGTTTCATCTCGGTGGCGATGTTCCTGCCGATGTTCTTCTTGCCCTTCTTGAGTGGCATGGCTCAGCCCTGGTCCTTGTTGACGTGCATGATGTCGCCGAAGTAGCGTCTGATGTGCTCGGCCGTCTCGCGCTCGTGGTCGTCGCCCGTGTGCATGCCGGGGCCCACCCCGGGCCCCTTCCGGGCCGTGTACGAGGCGGGCAGCTTGTCCCTGTGGGTCGGGCCCTGGACCTTCTTCTCCGCGCCCAGCTGCTTCTCATCCATAGAAATCCGGCGCGGGGACCGTCGCCTTCAGGCGACGGGGGCAGCGCCGGCCTCCGAGTGTTGAAAGGACGAAACGTGCCTGGAAACCGGAGATGTTCCCCGGTACACTGATAGAATTGCTGGGACCAAGGGTCTTCGCCCCGGTGAGCCGCAGACCGACACAGTCGGCCGGACCCGGGGGTTGCCGGCGATCGACCGGGGCGCCCCCCAGATAGCCGACGAACCGTCGAGAGACGGCTCGGGAGCAGATCCAACCCTCCGGGTTGGCTGGTCCGGAACGGGCCAGTGGACGCTAACGCCGGGGTTGCCTGGCGTTGTCCAGGAAGCCGTCGCCTTCAGGAGACGGTGGTTCACCGCTTCAGTCCTCGAAGGAGAACGTCATCAGGAACGCATCCAGCAGGTCCGGGGATCGCCCCAGCCTGGACTTCATCGCCTCCTTGTCCTCCAGCCGCTGCTTGACGATCCCCTCGTCCAGCTCCATCGTGGGGGACCGCAGCTCGCCCAGCTCGTGCCGGAGCATGGGCCAGTCGGGCAGCCCGACGCAGGAGAACGGGGCGAACCCCTTGCGGTTGGGGTCGAGACGCCGCTTGACCATGAACGCATTGGCCGTCCGGCGGTTGGCGTAGAAGACGCCCCCGCGGCCGGCGCCGAAGTGCCCGATCGCCCCGTCGAGCCCGTGCCGGGCCAGGTAGGAGCCGAAGTTGCGGCCCGGCCCGCCCTGGTCGTACACGATCCGCTCGGCGGGCACGCGATGCTCCCTGGCCAGCCGGGCGACCTCGGGCTCCAGCCGCATCCGGGCGTCGTCGAAGACGCCGTGGTCGGCGGAGGCCCACAGCTCGAGCACCCGGCGCCGGTCCCGCACGCAGATGGCGGACCGGTCGGCGCCCACGCCCCCGCCGACGTCGACGCCCATGATGGGGAGGCCCGGGTCGAGGTCCTGCCACAGGGGGTCGGACTCCAGCCCCGGCTGGTTGCAGGCGTCGACCCACGCCGCGGGGAGGAACCGGACCGATTCGGCGCCCGGGAACAGCCCGAGCACGTTGGAGTTCCACCACGGCGACCCCTCGCCGTGCATCTCGCGCTGCTGCCGCAGCCAGGACCCGCACACCGCCCCGTCCGGGGAGTGTTCGAGGCCGGCGTGCGGGTGATCCAGGCAGCTGATCGGGACCGAGGCGAGGTCGGGGGTCGGTGCCCGGTCGTGGAGCTCGCGGAACAGGCAGTCGTACCGGATCGGGTTGCCCGCGATCACGTATCGCGCCGCCGCGGCGCCCCAGATCGCCTCCCAGATCTCGGGGAGCACGCCCGTGGCCTCGTCGACGATGAAGAGCAGGTTGCGCGCGTGCTGCCCGCTGATCCCCTCGTTCGTCTTGCAGGCGAAGCCGATGGCCGAGTTGCCGTTGGGCAGGTCGAGCCTCTGGGGCGAGACGTACCCCTGCGTGAGATGGCCGTGCCGGAGCCGGACGTTCGCCCCGCGGATCGCCCGCCGCACCTCCTTCCAGAGCACGGAGACCACCTGCCTGTGGTCCGGGCCCGTGGTGATCACCAGCGCCTCGCGGCGGGTGTACAGCCACCACAGGGCCAGCCCGGCGAGCACATAGCTCTTGCCCACCGCGCGGCCGGCCGGGACGAGCGTGATCGGGGTCCTCGCCACCGCGTCGCAGACCTCGGCCTGCTTGGGCCACAGGGCCCGGCCGAGGAACGTCTCATTCCAGGCCGCCGGCCGGTCGGCGTAGTCATTCAGGTACCCCCGGGCGGTCGCCCAGGTAGTCGAGGATGTCGGGCTTGTCATCGTGGTCCCTGGCCGCGTGCCGCTTGAGGATCTCCAGGCGCTCCTCGTCCCGGTCGCCGTCGTCCAGCTCCTTGAGCAGCTTGACGGCCGCCAGCTTGTCCCGCAGGTTCGCCCTCTCGTCCTCCAGCACCCCGTGGAGCAGGTAGAGGGACTCGTTCCGCAGGTGGTCCGGGACGCCCCACTTCTTCCGCAGGGCCGTCCGCAGCAGGGCCATGTCCGAGCGGGTCAGCTTCCGGCCGCTCGTGCCCCAGCCCTCGTAGCAGCAATCGGACATCTCAGCCCCCCTCGTCGATGGGGACGGGAGTGGGATCGGGATCGGGCGCGGGCTTCGGCGCGGGCTTCGGCGCGGGCTTCGGCGCGGGCTTCGGCGCGGGGTCGGGCTGTGGCTTGGGCGCGGGCTTGGGCTTGGGCCTGGTCGCTTCATCGGCCATGGGGGTCACCCTCCTTGCAGTCGAGGAACGCTTCCACCCTGGCGGTGATGTCCCGGTCGACGTTCGCCAGGATCTCGGCCCGGAAATGGTCGGCGATGAGGCCCCTGAGCGTGACCCCCGCCGGGCACGGCACCGCCGCCGTGGCCGTGCCCGCCGTCGCCCTGGTGGCGGGCGCGGGGGAGGGGGCCCCCCGGCACACGCCGACGAGCAGGGTCAGGATCACGACGGCGGTCACGAAGAGGAGGAACAGCGCCGCCCCGCCGACGATGAGGTAGTCGGTGGGCACGGCTCATCTCCTGCGGGCCATGACGAACACCAGGGAGCCCGCCAGGACCATCACCAGCATGGCCAGGACCATCGACAGCACCACCAGCCCCATGATGACCCCGTGGAGCATCGGCGAGACCTCGGAC